TCGTAAAGGGTCAGTCATGACATTCCTTCTGATAGTTGTACGCTAGCCCCGATGATAGCCACTCTCACAGGGTCGGTGATAGTTACTCGGAACACCCTGTCACGACTACGTCCAAGCCTACGCCATTTCACCCGAGAACGGCGCTCGCCGATCTTGCCGATAGATGCCCAGAGCTCGTTACTCCATGAATACCCACCGTCAGTAGACCATTGAAGCATCGCCTTGGGATCACTGCCTTGGCCAGTGGTAAGTCCTACGCCTGCCTGCATATCTACCTGTAACGAAGCGAAGAACTGTTGCTTGTAATCAGGACTAGATATATGGGGACAAGAGCGGACCCGTGCTATTGGGTCACCGTTATCAGTGAAGTAATCTAGGTCGAGCACATAGAGCTTGCCAGTTTCCCAGTCTCCTACGATTGTTTCCCCGGCGAAAGCCATCTGACATATTGCACGATCTTGTTTCAACGCACCAGTAACCGGGTCTCGCCACGCACGTTCGTGCCACAGATTTACCGCTGCGTCGTAAGCCCACGTCTTCTGTGCAGTTGGGAAGTTCAGCACGTAGAACGAATGGCCTTCTTGCTGGTACGTGTACGCCACTGCATCGTCGATACGTGGCATCTGCCCAAGAGCGTATTCCAGAGCATGGGTGCTGATACGTTGTGGGGTGTACCCTTGCGCACGCTGTACTGTGCCTTGCCCACGTTCATCAGCGGTGAGCCAGTACACGGTGTTGTCCATCTTCGCTGGACTGAACTTCGCAGCGCATCCTTGCTCGATGAAAGCACCGTTGATACGCTCGAACGGGAAGTCCACGTTGCCACTGTTGAAGAATACCTCAGTGCTGGTTTCACCGAACAACCATATTTCACGGTGATCTACCAGCAGAGACAACAGCAAGTCGGGGGCACCTTCAGCAGTAGTGAAATCTAGTGGGTCTAGCGCGGTGCCGTATAGGTTCGTGATTTGGAACTGACCAGTACCTGTCTTGTTGAATACAAAGTATCCATCTTCGAACTGCACCGTATCTGCTCCTGTGAAAGCGAGATTTACTATCTGCGTGATCGAGCCAGTTATGGGGTCTAGGGTGTACCCGTTAACGCCTGTAACAATCATCACCGTTGTGCCATTGCTGGCCATACTCACAGGAGTCGTCGCAGCATCAATCGTTCCGAGCAACGTACCAATACCGGAAGTGTTCACCCTGTACACGTTAGACCCGACAACCGCGATGCCTGTACTGGAATTGAAACGTAGTAGCCCACGTACGCCTCCACCAGACAGGGTACTCCACAAGCGCTTGCCCGGAGTGCCAAGTAGCATCACAACGGATTTGCTTATCGGAGAGCCTGTCTCTGGGTACAGATTGATACACTGCTCAGCATCGAACGCAGCGCTTCGGGCCATGTAGCTTCCGCCTACGAATGGGAACTGAGCCATATCAGTACCCCCGTTGGTAGAGAGCCACTTGCGGCACAGTCAACGCATCGTCGTATCCTGCCACCAGCAGAGGCAGGTTCGCACGCTTGTAATCGCCCTTGGCATCAGCAGCCACTTGGATGACCGTGTTGCTGGCTTCCACCCCGAACTCAGGAGCGAACTCCACTGCGAGGCAGTACCGCAGAGCCTTCATGAACCCTGGAGGTCCTGTCAGCGTGTCAGTGGCCAGCACGGGGAAGCTCAGGATGCGGTTCATCGTGAGAGTCAAGGGCATGGCTTGCGTTGGAACAGGCCACAACGTGATCACTCCAAGAGGAAACTCGTTCACGTAGAGCAGGCGCTCCACGATGGGCTGTTTCATCGTCTTCAGGTTGATGTCGTTGTACATCTCCTGGCTGATGACCTTGATGGGGAAATCCACACCAGAGAAGTTGCAGTAGGCGTCGTCGATGTCCTGAGGCCGGGTCGTAACCCAATTGCCTGTCGGTCCAATGGTGTACACCGACTGATTTGCAACAGTGTTGAATGTCTGGTTGCTGGAACCCCACACAGAGAGAGTTTCCGTAGACCAGTTCTCCAACATGTCGTTGAGCACCAGCAAGCCATCAACGGTTTCGTCTGCTGTTGGGGTTTCGCCAGTGGCGATAGCGCCTATGAGACGCATGGATGACCGTATGAGGTCAGAAACTACGATACCACTAGGCATTTGGTGCCTCCTATGGGGTTAAAACGTCTGGGCGAAGGGCAAAAACCATCGTAGGCTGTGTTTTTGGGTCCTTGGCTAGGGGCTGGCATAGGTTTGGGGCCACCAGAGCCCCAAAACCACGCAAACCGATACCGACTGTATCGGGGTTACTTACCGTTCTTGGCCTTGAGCGCCAGCTTTGCCGACTCTTCAGCGTCAGCCTTGGCAGCGAGCGCGACAGCCTTGGATTCAGCAGCAGCTTTCTCAGCAACTTCGAGCTGTTCAACTTCCCAGTCTTCGAGGAGCTGGTTCTTTTCCTTCTCGTTTTGAACGAGGACAGGCCCGATACCGGGTGCGCGAGTGATCCATTGAGGGTACATGGTGTATTCTCCGTGTGTGAAGGGTGCAACACTGCTACAGACCTAGGGTTATAACCCCTTTAGGGGGGTTAACCCAATGGTTGTAGCAGATCAGCATAAGTGGTTTGTGGTTGAACCTGCTACAACCGAGCGTGTATCAGGGTTGTAGCAGCCGAAGTTAGATGAGGTTAGTCAGACCGCCGAAGGGTCCAAGCACTGCCCAATCAACCGCGACAGCAGCAGTTGCAGCAGCGTTCAGAGTGAACGTCACAGAGCCAGCCGCAGGCGTGATGCGAGAGACATACAGAGCCGTACCGTCAGCAGCAGCGTTCGACAACGTGGCCTGGAACTTGGTCTCAGCGGTGAACGCTGGGTTCGTAACCACAACGGAAGCGCCAGCAGCGGCGATACCCACACGGCCACCGGGCATCGTGGTTGTCACGGCACCAGGAGTCACAGGGCCTGCCGATACGGTAGCCAGATTTTGAGCAACAAGGGCAGCTTCGACCGAGGTCGGGAGCTGAACGATGGTGCCAGCCAGATAGCCAGCGTATGCACGAGAAAGAAGAATCATGATGTGTTTCCTTAAAGTCGATGAGTTTCAGACAGGAGGGAGCCGAAGCCCCCTCGCGTGATCAAGTCGCGTACAGGCAGGACAGCTCAGGGTACGTTGCAGCCCAACCGAACAGCACGTCGAGACGCATGATGCTGTTGTCGTTGACACCGTCGTAGAACTCGGTGACCTTCACGGTGAAGCCCTTGTAGGTCTCCTGAGCCACGTCGATCACACCCTTGCCACCAGGAGGAGCCCACATTGGCACCATTGCCAACGTAAAGGCATCCTTGTGGAAGCCAACGTTCGCTTGGTACGAGCCGGAGGCAGTACCGAAGATAACGAAAGGAGCACCAGTGGTCGGCGAGGCAGTCACGTTCTGGAAGGCACCAGAGGTAACGATGGCAGGGCTGATTGGGATGCTCACAGCAGCCGCCGCGACGTCAGCGGTCACAGTGAACTGTGCCAGCACGCCAGTGGACACACGAGACTGAGGGTTGACCGCGAACACACCGGGGAGAGTGATCTTGGTGCCCTTGGTGATCGTACCGCCCAGACCCACGACGGTAACGGCAGAACCCACTTGGTTCGCACCGTTGATGTTGGTGCCTGCAACAGCTTGTGTACCGTTGGTGTGAGTGTCGACGTTCTGGTCCATGGCGTAAGCCAGACCCAGCGAGTCAACCATCATGCCAGAGCCGAACTGTTTGCTGATCTTGTCACCGCTGTTGAACAACCCTGCGAAACCTTGAATGGTTGCAGCGTTGAGCGCAGGGGACATGATCAGACCGCGACGCTTGTCACGAGGAGCAGCCATTTCGTCCAGGCGCTGGTTGACACCAGTGATGGCGGCGAGCGCCAGAGCTTGGGTAGCAGGCAGCGTGCCTGGAGTGCCAATGGTGTTGAACGTTGCTTGACGCGCAAGGGTCAAACCCTGACGGTCAATCTCGTTGGCCACGGTAGCCAGAGCAGCTTGCAGCTTGTCTTCGAGCTTCTGGAGGGACAGGGTGCGTTCCAGCGAAGTGAAGTTCAGGTCACAACCACCTTGGCTCAGGGTCAACGGAGTTGTAGTTTCAACCGTTGCTTGAGGCGCTGCAACACGACCAGAACGGTACGTGTAGCGAGGAGGACGCTTGATGTTGATGGTTTGGCCAGGAGAGTAGCCACGGGACTGGTTGCCCGTGAACTCGTCTTCCCAGTCGCGATTGACCATGCCCGCGAATGCGACCATGTTTTCCAGAATTGCCAGTGATTCTTTGGCAACGATGGAGCAGGTGACAAGAGTATTCGTCATGTTGAAATTCCTTCAGATTACAGATTGATTACCGTGCCCAGCGAGCGCCTTGGGACTTGCGTTGAGCCATGTACTCATCCATGCTGGCTGTTGCCAACGCTGGTTGAGTGGCACGACCCTGCGTCACCGTGGTGCTGGCTGGAGCGGGAGTGGTGCTGAGCTTCTTGCTTGGCACCACCGGAGCCGTCTTGGTCAGGAGCGTAGCCTCCAACTTACCGATCTCGCGAGCGGCTTGCATGGGGGTCATACCGTTGAGGTTCTGCAGTACGTCCGGGTTCTTGGCGAAGTGATAGGCCAGCTCTGGTCCCCGATCACTTTCCATGAGTGCTTCACCTACGTGGTTAGCTATGGGGGTTTCTGAGGCCCCCACCACTGCATCGTAGTCTGGCAACACGGCACGAGTGGCGACCTGACGTTCTGCGAAGGTCTGGCTTCTGGTTTCAGCAACCTTGCGGGTACTGTCCTGCTCCATACGCTTCGCCAGCGCTTGTTCGGTCTTCCAATCGGTCAAGGCTTCAACGAAATCACCGTAGTCGTCGTACTTGTCAGGGGTAGGCTTGATGGGCGCAGCCGGAGCCGATTGTTGCGCCTGACCCTGTTGGGCGATTCCTCGCCAGTACGATGCCTCGCGCTCAGCCTCACGGCGAGCACGGGTGAGTTCGTCGATACGAGGCTGAACGCCTTTGAAGCGTCCCTTCTCATCCCGGTCGTTCTGCTGGCCTTCTTCAGCCTGCTCTCCGACCTTTACGTCTTCGGTTTGAGCTGCTTCTACCTTGGGGGCCTGCTCAGGTTGATCAAACGAGATTGTCGTTGTCTCAATCTTCGGGGCTTCCGTTTGGCTTGGCTGCTCGACTTGTGTGGTTTCCTGCACGCTCATTGCGCGATCTCCGGCCCGGATTCAGCCACTCCGGTAGGGGCACCCTGTTGCGCCTGATCTGCAGGGGGGTATCCTGCAGGGCGAGTAATAGATTGAGACGCATTGTTATCGTCCTCGGCAAGGTCTGCTGAGACATCGGCGACCAGTGCTGGAGGGGGTTGCATCTTGACCAGCAGCATCTGGATCATGCCCTTGAGCTCTTCGACGTCTTCCTTGCTCTCAGCGTTGATCTTGGCGATGGTAATCTGGGTCTCAGCCTGCAGACGAGCCTTGTCCATGCCCGTGTTGGCATCAGACAGCTCCTTGCCCATCTGCTGCATCTGCTGGTCCATCTGTGCCAGCATGGGACCGACCTGATCCTTGGGCATGGGGCCTTTCGGCGTGTCCACCATATTGGCATCGGTGCCCTCACCACCTTCGTCATCACGGAGCTCGGGGGGCATGGTCTTCTCGATGCGGTCAGCAATTTCCTCAGACATAGGCCAGTCCATAGAGCGCACGATCTTGTCACCTGCGACGTCCATCAGCTTCGGCCAGCTCTTGGCTGTTTGGATCATGCCATCCACTGCTTCCTGACGTAGGGTATCGTAGCTCGGACCCACACTGATGGTCACACCGTAGTTGGCTACGCTGGACATGTCGTTCATCAGCTTCTCGACGGCCTGCCCTGTCTCGTCTTGCTCGACGGTAGGCTTGTTCACCTCCACCGACTTGACCTTGCCATCCATACCCATGATCTGCATGGTGCGAGTACCGTCGTACACCTTGGGCCACATGTTCAGGATGCAGCGGCCCACGTGACGCAGCGTGGTGTTCAGATTGTCGATGTAGTGGTAGTTGGCTGTTTCGCCCTGACGGTCACGGCGACCGATAGCCACACCACTGGTTTCGTTGGACCGGGCACCCAGTGAGGCGTCGAACAGACCAGTGGTGCTCTTGATATCGTCGCTGGCGTGCGCAGCCATTGCCAGTACACCAGTGGGTACGTCTGCCATGTGCTGACGCTGGGGAGGGGGTGCAAGCTGGCCAGCGAGGGTTTTGGGCTTGTACTCCAGGTACGGGAACGAACGCACGTTGGCTTCACGCCACTTGGACTCGTGCCCCTCGAACTGGCCTTCAGCACCGATGAACGGGGCCTTGGGTATGAGGCCGACCTGTTCCGTGGCGCTGGTCATCCAGTAGTTGTACATGCGAGCAGGGTCTTTCGCGTTGCGGATCATACCACTGCGATACACCCTGCCATCCAGGTCGATCTCGTCACCCACCACTGGGAACACCGGAATCCACTTGCATGGGATGTCGGCACGCTCGAGCACT